AGAGATAGAGAAGCCGTATTGCCAGCTTACAGGAGAAGGGTCTATATCCGTCAATCGGACTCGGGTGGAAATAGAAGACAGCCCGATTAGCGTCATGTTTCTCCCAGATGATTTTGCCGGTACCGGATTTGTCCAAAAACTAAAGGACGTTGGTTTTAAGGGGTATATCACAGCCGTACTAAACCAAGGAGTGACAGATGCCCTTCTGAATGGATTATGGACGGAATTCTGCAAGGAAAGAATAAAATATGATTTTGAATTTTGGGCGTACACTTGTCTGGTGATAACAGAAAAGGGAACCGGAAGAGATATACCGTTCAAACTCAACAGGGCGCAAAGATATTACCTGAAAGAGCTTGAAAAGCTACGTTTGTCAGATTCCCCCATTGATATTGTTCTCTGTAAGGCCAGACAGTGGGGCGGTTCCACGTTAACGCAACTCTACATGCTATGGATTCAGCTGGTCCATCGGGTAAACTGGAACTCCGTTATTTGCGGACACGTGGAAACGGCAGCCCGAAATGTATCCGGCATGTTGCAAAAAGCTATCAATAACATGCCGGCATGGATTACCGGAGTAAAGATAAAGACATCTCCTTATCAGGGCTCACAGAAGACCAGATACATCAACACTACCAACAGCCGTTATTCCATCGGATCAGCCGAAAAGCCGGAAGGATTACGCTCGGAGGATATTGCCATGGCTCATCTGACTGAGGTAGGACTATGGAAAGCTACCAAAGGGAAGAAGCCGGAAGATTTGGTACAGGCTATCTTCGGATCTATCTTGAGCGGACCATATACCATGAAGGTGCTTGAATCAACAGCCAAAGGGGTAGGGAACTACTTTCATCGTACTTGGATAAGCGCATTGAAGGGAGAAAACAATTTTACACCGGTATTCATTCCCTGGTTTCTCATTGATATCTATTCCGAGCATATCTATCATCAGGAATATTATTCCTTCATCCTGTCTATGGACGAATACGAGCATTGGCTGTTTGAGCTGGGAGCGACATTGGAGGCTATCAAGTGGTACCGCTCCAAAAAAAAGGAGATGAACGACCAGTGGCGTATGTGCTCCGAATACCCGTCTACTGCGGCGGAAGCGTTTCAGAGTACGGGTAGGAGAGTGTTTCCTGCCAAATACGTGGAATCCTTGCGGCGTACATGCGTGGAGCCTGTATTTTACGGTGAATTCTGTGGGAATGCAGAAAAAGGCAAGGATTCCCTACTGAATGTCCGTTTTGAAAGTCTTCCTCCTACACCGGACAGGGAAAACATCTTATGGGTGTGGGCTCTTCCCGACACGTCCGTTTCATACAGGGACCGGTATATCGTTTCCGTCGATGTGGGTGGTGTGTCCGAGAATGCCGACTACTCCGATATTAGCGTAGCTGACAGGCTTCCGATGCTGGAGGATGGCGGAGTACCCGAGATTGTCGCAGAATGGCACGGACACATCGAACATGATTTGCTGATATGGAAGGCGGCGCAGATAGCATCAGCTTATGACAATGCCCTGCTTGTTATCGAAAGCAATACATTGGAAACCGAGGGAACGGAAGGTGACAACTTTGAATATGTGCTGGATGAAATTGTGGAGTCATACGACAACCTGTATTCACGTACCACACCCGAACAGATAAGACAGGGAATGCCAACAAAATACGGGTTCCATACGAATACAAAAACGAAGCCCATGGTTGTAAACTTCCTGAGAGCCGCGGCTCGTGACGGACAGTACGTGGAGCGTTGCAATGAAACGACACTGGAAATGGATGTGTTCGAACTGAAAGAAGACGGGAAACAGACCGGGGCAGTCGAAGGATGCCACGATGACCGTGTAATGGCAAGGGGCATCCTTGTTTATGTCTGCTGGCAGTGGCCGGCTCCGCGTATCATACGGAAAACTTCTGGAAAAGAGAAGAAAAGAACTGCAATTGTCAGCGAGGCTTCATTATGATTTTACAGATTGCACCACTCCGTCTTTCGAGGATGCCCGGCTGTCATCATTCATCATACGCATCAGTTCCGGATTAGCCGCCTGCTGCTGCATCTGTTGTATAATTTGCGGGTCAATTCCCTGTATAGGCATTTGCTGCATATTAGCCATTTCCTCCTCATTCCGTTTGATGGATTCCAATATTTTGGAAGCGAACGGATAAGAGGAATTTTCAAGCATTGTCTTCACGTCAATTGCATTCTTCTCGAACAGGCTCATCAGAAATTCATTCTCCAGCATTTGGAAGGAAGGAGTATTCGACCCTTCGGTTATTTGTATGTCAATCTGCGCCCCTTGTACCTTGTCCGGATTATAATATTTGGCTTCTTCCGAGTAGTCTTTTCCGGACAAATCAATATGTCTTGCCGAGGTGTAATATTGCTGTATGGTTTGCATCGTCTTGTAGTCCCTACGTTTCCTGAAGCTGCGAAAAGAATCGAACAATCCTTTCAGATTGAGCGAAGAATTCTGTACCTGTTGCGCATACAGACTGGCAGCCGTACCGGAAGGTGCCTGTTTCCCTTGCATGGCACTGTTCACTCCGGATATATCGTTGATAAGTTTCAACTGGAGGTTTAACAGTTCATAGTCCCCCTGCACGGCAGCCTGTCCGTTCACTTGCTTAATAACATTATCTAGATTTTGTCCCTGTTTCGGTTTCACGAACAGCACCCCGTTGTAACGGACGTATTCATCCACTATCTCTTCGCGGGTCATGCACTCAAACGCATCTTCAGCCACGATAAGCAATCCCTTTGAAGACGCTCCACGAATAAAGTCAATAAGGGTCATGGTACGGTTTATCGCTCTTTGCTGGTCTATGAAGTCTTCTATGTAGTTGAACACTTTTCCCTGCACCATAGGATAAGCATGGAACGCATAGTTATGCTCTTCGTGCCAGTAAGGGCTTTTCCCTTCCTGTAGTATATCACCCCATGGGGTCATATATCGGTAGTACCAGTATTGTTCATTTCCGTAATCATAGTTGATGAGCAGTATGTCTTCCTGTGCCACACCTTGCGCCGTCCCTTCCGCTATTCTCCGTTCATTCTCGGTATCCAATAACGACCGGTTCTTCAAGTCCTCCCACCAATAGGTTCCTTTCAGTTCATCTTGGCAGAAATAGGCCTCTCTGCTTTCCAGCTTCCATCCGAATATCACGCGGCACAGGTCCGGGCGGCTTGGCGCATAGAACGTCATATCCCTGTTCTGCCGACCCTGCAATCCGTCATATCCCACATACATGGAGCTGTACCGGTCTTTCCCGTACAATCCTTCAATCCATTCCTTATCGGCTGCCGACTTTGCGAACAAAGCCACAACCTTATCCAGCGTCATATCGAACACTTCGCCGATACAGTTCAAATCCCAACCACGCACATCTTCTATATTTGAGTTAAAGAACATACGTGAAGGATTTACACCAAACACCCATACATCATTCATCCGCTTGGCAGGATTGAACCCGTATTCAATGCGCTGTCCGATGAATCCGCCGCACAGCAATAGTCTGAGGCTGTCAGAGTCCAGTTCGTCCATCTCATTGATCTCATGGACATACTCTAGCGCAATGCTCATCATTTCACCTATCTTCGCTTCCTTTTGGTCGCGTACACTGCAAATGGTTTGCGTCACATTGTTTCTGAACTGCCCGTCTATATTCTTGATAATAGGGCTTATCATGTTGTTCTTAAGAGGAACCTTACCATTCTTCTTGATGAGATCTGATTCGGTAATGATCATATCCGTATCGGGGTCTTTTACGTAATCTCCCCATTGATCTTCGTATGCGTACATCACGCTTCTGCGTAATTTACTCCTGGCTTCCTCCAGTGAAGCCCAGCAAGCGGCGAACTCGTCCAGTATATCACTATTACGTTTTCGCTTTGAAACGGAGATATCCTTCTCCGCTTTCTTATGCGAAGAAGGTCTTACACTCCTGTTTAGAAATTTGTTGGCCATATCATGTATATGCATTTAATTGACAAATGTATCTGTTAATCATCATTTATCAATTGCTATTTTACCATTTTAAAAACTTGGGGATAATCTTTTTCCACCCTAATAAATAAAAAACAGATGGATAATTTGTGTTTTGAACTATAATTTCTTTTCTTTGTGAGAGAAAT